GCGGACGAGTGGGAGATAGCAATCTTTCTACCAGTAGAACGATTCCAGAAAGAATCCTCAGCAGTAGTTTGGAAAGATAGCAGGAGACATTTCTAATGGCTACATTTCAATTAGCAGAACTCAGAAAGGCCTTTGCAGATCATGGAGGTATTGCAAGAGGACAGAAATTTAGAGTTTTAATTTCTAAACCAAAAGCGATTGCCACAGTACCCGATGCTTTACAATTGATGTGTGAGACTGTATCTTTACCAACAAGAAGTGCTGCGACAAATGAGCTCAGTATGTATGGTCCAGTTCAATCGTTTCCCTATAGATTTACCTTTACAGAAGCTTCTTTGAATTTTTATCTGACAGAAGATTTTGCCATTAAAAAAATATTCGATACATGGCAAGAAAAGATTATAGATCCTGTAAGTGGAAATCTTGGATACTTTGATGATTATAAATGTTCAATTGATATAGAAAAATTTGGAGGTAATGATTTTGCTACTACTGCAAATGCCGATTATAAAGTAAAATTAATTGATGCTTGGCCAAGTATCGTTGGGGAAGTTGCACTAGGTCATTCTTTGGGTACTGATATTCTAAGACTACCTGTAACCTTTCAATTCAGAAAATGGGAAATGGTGGACACTGGTGATTATCAGCTCGGTGATGCGGATTTTACGTAAAAAACTAAATTATAAAAGGAGATTATTATGGCTTTGCCGAAACTTAATATTATAAAACACACATTAACACTTCCATCTACTGGAAAGGAAATAACATATAGACCCTTTCTTGTAAAAGAAGAAAAAATGTTAATGATGGCCATGGAAAGTGGTGAGGCGAAAGATATGATTAATGCGACAAAAGATATTATTATTTCTTGTGTCGAAGACAATATTGATGTAACTAATTTACCAATGTTTGACATTGAATATATCTTTCTACAACTCAGATCTAAATCTATTGGTGATGTGACAACAGTCAATTATACACTTGACGATGATAAATGTAGTAAGGACAAAGATAAGAATTGTTTATACTCTGCAGAAGTAGATTTAAGTACTGTTGACATAGTAAAAAATAAAGATCATAAGGATATGATTGATCTTACCAATAACATTAAGATCAAAATGAAATATCCTAAAATAGAAGCCTCGACTAATATTGTAGGGCTTGAAGGTGAAGCATTAGTCAATAAAACTTTTGAAATGATTGGAGAGTGTATAGAATATATTTTGGAAGATGAAGAAATGCATTCAACTTCCGATTATACATCCAAAGAAATTGATGAATTTTTGAATTCTTTGACTTCAGGACAATTTAGAAATATACAGAATTTCTTTGATACAATGCCAAAACTAACAAAAGAAGTAACTGCTAAATGTACCAGTTGTGGAAAAAAGAATACAAAGGTTCTTGAAGGGTTGGCTGATTTTTTTTAATAGGTCTGAGTCATGACTCTCTGGCGAATTATTATGCTTCAACTTTCGCTATGATTCAGCACCATAAGTGGAGTCTGACTGAAATTGAAAATATGATGCCATTTGAGAGAATCATTTATACGGAAATGTTACAAGATTGGATTAAAGAAGAAAATGATAGAATTTCAAAAGAAAACCAAGCAAATAAAGTGTAGAAAAACTAATGGCTGAAGAGGGAACCAATATTGGAAATATTAATGAGATAGCCGCTGCTATTGGTAAATCTGTAGCAGCTAATCTCGCCGCTGGAACAAAGAATGAAAAAGTTTTAGGTATTGAACGTGATAGAGAAGCAGCAAAAGATAGAGCCGAGTTTAAGCAGATACTTCAAGGTATTCACAAAAGTCTAACTGGAAGTTTCGCCACATTTAAAGATAGAGATAAGAAAAGTGGTGGACTTCTTGCAGGACTTCTTGGTGGAGTATCTGGAAAAGGAATTGGTGCATTAGGAAAAGGTATTGCTAAACTTGGAACAGGATTAGCTGTAGGATTAGGAGCTCTTGGTGCTGGTATTGCTGCATTTTTTCTAGCTTTAGGTGCTGCAGATTGGTTAATTAAATGGTCTGGTGCGGATGGTTCTGCATTAAATGCACTAATTAAAAATTTCTTTGGAGCCTTCGATGCTAAAGCCGCAGCAATGATGGGTGGTTTAGTTATTGCTGGAGTAGCTATTTCAAGTATGGGAAAATTTGCTGCTCCTAAATTAATGGCTGGAATGACAGCTATCGCTGCCGGTCTTGTAGGATTCTTTACTGGTATACTTCTTGGTGAAAAGGGTTTAACGTGGATGTCAGAAGGTATGGCTGTTACAGGTGCAGGTCTTGGTAAAATGTTTAACACATTCTTTGAATCTTTTTCTCTAACTAGTGGAGCCATGATAATGGGTCTTGTTGCTATTGGTGCGGCAATTGCGAGTATGGGAAAATTTGCTCCTCTCAAATTGATAGCTGGAATGACAGCTCTTGGTGCTGGTCTTGTGGGTTTCTTTGCTGGTATTCTTATAGGTGAAAAGGGATTAGCATGGATTAAAGATGCGGCAGGAGTAGATGGTACTGGTATTGCCAAACTTATGAAAACTTTTGTATCAGCTTTCAAGGATGCAGGGCCTGAAGCTGTCGGTGCATTATTTGCTGTCCTTGCTGCTGGAGCATTGGCTGGTATGGGAAAAGTCAAACCGCTCTCAATAGTTACTGGAATGACAGCTCTTGGTGCTGGTCTTGTAGGATTCTTTGGTGGACTTATATTAGCTGAAAAGGGAGCTGAATGGGCTTTGGGAGATTTGATGAAAGCTCCTCCAGGCGAAAATCTTGCAAAATTAATGAAAGGATTTTTATCATCATTCAAAGGTGTAGGTGCAGAAGGTATAGCTGCATTAGGACTTATTCTTGCAGCAGGTGCTGTTATTGGTATGAAAAAAGGTATGGGGGGTGGACTTAGTGTAGCACTAGGAATGACAGGAATGGGGATGGGTCTTGCTGGATTTTTCGGTGGTATAGCATTAGCAGAAGTGGGAATAAAGGGATTATCAGATTGGGCAGGTTCTGATGTAGATGGTTCCAAATTATCCAAACTCATGAAAAATTTTATGAAGACTTTTGATGGTGTATCTGACAAAGGCCTCTTAGTCATGGGAGCTCTTCTTGCAGCAGGAGCTGCTATGGGAGCTCTTCTCTCTGTTAAAGACCTAATTATGGTGCCATTAGGAATGACAGCTCTTGGTGCTGGTATTGCAGGTTTCTTTAGTGGTTTAGCATTAGCAGATACTCTTATGGAAAAGGCACAAGATTGGTCTGGTGGAAGAGTAATAGATGGTTCTACATTGTCAACATTTATGGGTAATTTCGCAAAAGCCCTAGATGGAATGTCTGACAAATCATTATTAATACTAGGTGGTATGCTCGTTGCTGGAGCAGCAATAGGAGTCTTATTGCCAGGTGTTGGGCCTTTGGGAGTTGCGTTAGGAATGACAGCTCTTGGTGCAGGTCTTGGTGGATTCTTCGCTGGATTAGCCATGGCAGATTTCGTGGCTTCAAAAGCTGGTACAGGAGAAAACCTGAAACAACTAATGACTAATCTTGGTGAAGGTATTGGTGGATTTATAGGTGGAATTGCTGGTGGTGCAATGAAAGGATTCCTAGAACTCGATGCAGATAAATTAAGTCAGATTGGTGGTGGTGTTAAAGATTTAGGAATAGGTATGTTAGCCTTCGCTGGAGGAACAATTGGTGGAGCTGTTGGTGGAGTAATGGAAAATGTTGCTGGTTGGTTTGGATCAGACAGTCCACTTGAAAAAATTACAAAATTGACTGAAAATATAACTGATGAAAAAGCAGCACGTCTATCCAAATTCGGAAAGGGAATCCACGATTTAGGAATAGGACTGGCTTCAATGGGAGGTGCCGATCCTGTAAAAGTATCAGCATCAGTAGCCGCTCTTCAGGGGTTGGACATAGATGAACTTATGAACAAAGTGAAGGGTTCACCAGATACAGGTCATGTTGGAGCGATGATTAAAAGAAGTGGAGATGTTAATTTAATGGCTGGGGAAGCTGTATTGACACCATCACAATTGACAAATATGGCAAAGACGATGGAGTTGTTGGTAGGATCTCAAAATATTGAGCAAACAAGGAGTGGTGGACCACCTGTCATAATAAACAATGTCGATAATAGTCAAAAAACTGCTGTAAGTTCTAACCGATCTCAAGCAATAAATGTTCCAACTACACCTCACAATAGACAGTCCACCAAACAAATGTTAGACGAGGCTTACTCTTTCGGTTAAGCCGTTTCTGCTAACTTCTGAAAATACCCTAAAGCCTCTTCATCATTATCCTCTGATTCAGCTGCGGGTTTAGGAGTTGTCTGAATAGGTACACCACCATCAAACGGAACATCCTCTGTTTTATCCTTTGGAAGAGAGAATGCTGGAGGAATATTTTCAGTACCTAATCCAAGAACCTTATCCAACTTAATTTTAAGTTCTTCAAAAGTCTTAAACTTATCTGTTGATACCAACTCTTTCAATGAAAATTCTGATTTCCAGATTTCTTCCAATCGTGCTTCATCATCTAACAAAGCAGTAGGAGTTTCAAACTCCGACTTATCATAATTGGAATATCCTTCTATCTTACGAATCTTCATCTTAAAATTCGCACCTTCCCATAAATCAAATGGATTTACTGGACTCTCATCTTCAAATTCGGGATTCATAAGGTCGTTAATCTTATCGAAGATTTTCTTACCGAACCGATAGAATTTTACCTGACCCTCATTCTCAGGATGAGCGGGGTCTTTGATGATATACACATTCGCTGTGTAATTCAATCGACGCTTCTGTTTACGAGCAACTTCTTTGTTTGCTTCGATTCCAGAATTCCAAAGTTGTGAGTTGTGTTCACTCACAGGATCTTTTTGACCAAGAGTAGTCAAAGAGTTTTCGATATACCAGCCACCTGGCCCTTGAAATCCATGATTCCACATTCTTGCCCACGGTAGATCTTCACCATCTGGAGCAGGAAGGAATCGGACAACAGCATAACCATTTCCTGACTTATCCAATTCTGGACGCCAGAAACGATCATCGGTATCACCGAATACATTTGGGGATGTTATTTTCTCTGTCTCTTTGATAAGAGAAGTGAGGTTGGACTTACGTTGTTTCTTCATGTCTGCAAATGTTGACATAGTTTCCTTTCGTATTAATGTGTTTGTATTGCAGTGTATTAGTGTATAATTGTATTATAACATATTTATAAAGTTTGTCAAGCGACCTATATTGGAAGCTTGGCAGTCTTAGGAAAAAAGTTGAGTTCTTCAGCCTCTTCCCTTATCTGAGCCTTGAGTTTGGTATTCACCAACTGGGCCGCAGTTTCTGGTTCCATTCCATTCTGATCACAGTAATGAAGAACGGCATCCATATAACTCAGTCTAGTCTCTTGAACTAATTCCTGAATTTTAGTAAAGAATTCTGCCGATGTTTGTGTCTGTAATGGCATTAATTTAACTCTTTTACCTTGTCACAAATTCCTAGTTTCTTTGCTTCCTCTGCACCTAACCATATATCTTGTGGGGGGAGGAGGTATTTACGAATTTTCTTATCTGTTAAACCTGTGCATTTCTTGTAATGTTTTATCATTCTTGCCGTTGTTAATTCCATTTCTTTATGTGCGGCGAAGAGTTCATGTTCTTTACCGAATGTACCCCAACTGAATTGATGTGACAAAATAGAAGTATTGGGAGTCAAAACTCTCCTACCCTGTGTTCCAGAAATGAAAAGAAGAAGACCACAAGAAGCAATAAGTCCAAGACCAGTAGTTTTGATAGGTATTGCAGAACCTCGCATCACATCAATGAGTGCAAAACATGCAGTCAAATCTCCGCCTGGAGAACATATTATTAGATTTAATTCGGGAAGTTTTTTCTCTGTATTAATGAAGTTTGCTTCAAGTATCCATTCAATAGCTGACTGACATGAACCAGTATCAACTTCGGCCATCATAAGGTGATACCCAGCGTCTTGTAAGCTACTTACTTCCTTTTTAGTTTCTTCACTTGCCATAACTAAGCAATATTACCTTGCTTTTTTCCTTTTTTCTTTTTTGGATTTAAGCCTTTTATTCTCTTTGGTTTTACTTTGGGTTTGGATTTGTTTTTTGCTCTCGCTTCTTCTACTTTAAATAGTGCATCATCCTCTTTTAATTTCTTTCCTTCTTTTGTTCCTTGTGGCCATCCCGATAACCATGCGGTAAACCTATTCCAAATTGACACAATTATCTCCATATCATTCATGCCCTTTGTTTATTTCTATAATCTGCAATTGCTCCCTTAATAGCATCTTCCGCCAAAACAGAGCAATGAATCTTGACAGGGGGAAGTGAAAGTTCTTCCACGATGTCTGTATTTTGAATTGTAGTTGCTTCATCAATAGACTTGCCCTTAACCCATTCAGTTGCCAACGAAGAGCTTGCAATTGCACTCCCACAACCAAAAGTCTTAAATTTGGCGTCAATAATATTTTCATTTTCATCTACCTCTATTTGTAATTTCATAACATCTCCACACTCTGGAGCACCCACAAGGCCAGTACCGACCCTATCGCTCCCACTATCCAAACTACCAATATTACGCGGGTTTTCATAATGTTCTATTACTTTCTCTGAATATGCCATATTAAAAGTCACCTCTGGTGACAGCTGTAATTTTATCAATCTGTGCATTAACACTATCTGTTCTGCCTGGCCAACGAATCCATTCTCGTTTGTCACCATCCTTAGCAAGACTTTTAAGAAGTGGAAGAATCAATTCTTCTACCTCATTCATTTTTGCACTCCATTTATCTCCAAGTTCTTCTTTACGATCATCGAGTTCTTCTCTCATGACCCGCATACTATCTGTTAAACTGGAAATCTTTGAACCAATTTTTTCTAGTTCAGGAGTAATGCTCGCAGTAGCAGTAGAAACCACTTCTTTAGCAGCATCGACCCTTGTAGTTTGTTGTGCTTCGTATTCTTCAACACTTACTGTGCTAAAACCGAAGTCGTTAAGATCAGACATTAAGTTCCTTGTTGATTTATATCTGCTGTTTCTTTTTGTTCTGGATCATCTTTATCCTTGAACCAGTAATCCGTCGCCTTTGCGAGGACTGCGACATAGGCACCGACCATGATATTAATCAGGTCCCGAGATTCTGCCGGTAATGCTCCAAAAAACAATAACCATACCAGAAACAAAAAAGTAAAAACTATAATTAAGGACAATGTAAATCGTGCCCACCAATTCAACTTCTTTCTTGTTTCAATTTTTTCATACTTTAACGCTTCCACTGGATTTTTCTCCCACAATGCTTCTTCCGAAGCAATTACCATTTCAGAAGTGGTGTTCACCTTACCATCTCCGGCTCGATCTTTTCGAGCATTTTTCATAAGATTTTTTGGAATTTTTATGGCCATTAACTCCCTTAAATTTGTATTTCTTTCCAAGGCTTTTTAGCAGCTATATTCAATGCCCACCAACCATAGCCATTGCCTGGATCTTGTATTGTGTTTCCTACTGTTTCAAAAATGAATGGTCTACCATTTACATACGAAGTATATATTGGTGAATCATATCCCATTCTACCTTTATTGAAAACTTCTGTCTTATGGTATCCAAGCCAATTATTTTCACAACGATTGGTTCCAATAAGATATGCTTTATCATCTCCCTGAATAGAACCTTTTGGAACATATAAAACACTATCCTGTTCAAATTCTTCTCCAAGTTTTTTCATATCACGTTCCAAATTCCCACCATCTTGAAGATCAACTATAAAATAACTAACCTCTTTACCAACTGTACCACCTTCTGGATATCTTCCTTTTAGTGTAGTTGCTCCATATCCTTTAGTTTTGAGTTTAGCCAATAAAGATTTATTACGTTGTTTATTATCCGCATTAGAATACTTATCACCTTCACCACAATCTGCAGCATTACGGAAGGCAGTCATAGCACCACAATCATG